TCGCCATAACCAGATTGCAGGCCGAGGCTGGCGCCCTGTAGCGCGTTCTGCTGCTGCTGCTGATAGGCTTGGGCTGCGGTGTCGAGCGTGTGCCCGGCCATGCCCGCATTGGCGTAGTAGTTCTGGTTCAGCAGGCCGGAATCGGTCTGCCCGATGGCGTTGGCGAATGCTTGATTGTTGACGCCGAGCTGTTCTTGGTAGCCCGACCCGCCATAGGCGCCCGCCCGCGCTGCCGCAGCCGCCGTCTGGCCTCCGGTCGCGCGAGCGTAGGCGTCGGCCATGTAATTGTTCGTGTTGTTGACGACCTGATTGGTATAGGGGTCGACGCCCATGTAGGGGTTGGGCGTGGTCGCGTAGGGATTGGGCTGGCCACCGGACGCCTGATAGGCGATCTGCGAATTGGCGGCGTTGAGCGCGGGCGATCCGTTCGTGGCCTGGTTGTAAGCCATGTCCGCAGCGGTCTGCTGCATCGGATTCCACGGCGCGACGGTGGGACCGCCATAGGCTTGAATGGGGTTGCTCTGCGTCATGTTCCCCATGTTCGTGAGCCATTGCGCCCACTGCGGTTGCAACCAGCTCGCGGAGGTCGTGGACGTGGTGGGACCGTTCGACGTGCCGGGGTTATTCGCAGTCGGAGTGGTGTAGTCAGCCATGTCAGTCCTTACGTCGCCACGAAACGGCGACCGATGTAATCAACGGAGAACCATGAACGGTAGGACGACGCCTCCTCGTAGATCGTTGGAGCCGTGCCGGTGAGAATGAGCGCGGAGATACTGAGCGCCGTCGCCGAACCGTCGCATTCCACCACTGCGGAGCCCTCCGTCATAATGTCGAGCCCCGTCCCGTTGCCGTAGGCGAGGAACCGATACGGCGTCCCGCTGCCCACGTTCAACTGCGCATAGCCGTAGGTCGAGGCTGCGAAGGCTGCGGTATCGTGGAAGTCGATGGCCCACGAGCAGCGGTAGAAGCCCGGCTCCTTCGGCGTGTAGGTGTGCGCCGATGAGTCCCACCAGCTATGCGTGTCGACAATGGCCGAGTTGAACTGGACCGTCGTGAGCGTGTTCGCGGTCAGGCTTTGACCGGAAGTGATACGGGCGACGGAGAGGGTCGGGTGATAGTCCAGTTCGCGGATCGCGCGCCGGTCCATCCGATACCACTCTTGCAGCGCCAGATTCAGCGCCTTGCGATAGTCCTCAACCTGCTTCGGGTCTTTGCTGCCGTGCGGGAGTGTCGGGAGCCTGGACGGGACGAGATAGTTCAGCCTGTTGGCCACTACTCCGCGCCTCCGCTCACCAGATCAACCGCGATCTTCTGCACCTCGAACGGGATGCTTGGTGCAATGACGGGCTGGATGTAGCGCGCGCTCTTCATCACATCGAAGCGCCCCGGCGCGGCCATCGTTGCATTGGCTGCGGTTCCCGTAGAAAGATTGCGCAGCGACGGCCCGTACTGCGCTTTCGCCGTACACCACGTTGTATCCGTATCGCTGCCGCCGACGAGCCATTCCGGGCGAATGCTGCGGACGGTGGTCATGCCGTAGGTATCGCCATGCGCGCCGAGGGTGAAGGACTGATTTAATCCAGTCCCGGTGCTGGGAATCGCCTTGGAGAAGTGCCCGTCATAAACATAGAGCGGCGGCGACCCAGACGCAGTTGCGCCAATGAGGAAGCTCGTTGTCGAACTAAGTGTCCCGTACTGCGTCCAGAGTTGCGACACCGGATTGAAGGCAATGTAGTAAAACGCCCCGAATCCATTGTCTCCATACGCAATCCACAGACGCCGATTGTTCGCGTCCCACGTCAGTTTTGTATCGCCGCCCGAGATAGCGGCATTAGCGCGCCACCACTGTTGAATGGCCCCCGGCATCCGCTGCGGGTACGACCCGTCGAATACCCATAGTCCCTGCTTGTCCGCGAAATAGAGCACGTCCTGCGCTTCGCAGACTGCGTTAGCGTTCAGACAGCCGACTTGGTTGCTGATGCGCGTCCACGCCCACATATCGGAGCCGCCAACGTATTGCCCCAAATACATCGCGTTCGCCTTGAATGCGACGACGCCATCGCGGAACGGGATTGCTGCGGTGAATGGTCCGCTTACGTCGATCAGTCGCACATTTCCGCACTGCGTTGCAATGCTCGGCGTCCAGTCCGTGCTATCGGCCAACGCCGACCAGAAGATGCCATCCTGATAGTTATTGGTGCCGTCGTTGTAGTCGAACGCCATCGCAAATTGCGATGCAGGCAGCCCCGGCGCGATGATGATGGTTGCCTTCGGCGCCCCGCTTACAGCAGCGAACGCAGATCCCGCGTTGATCGAGAAAATGCCATCCGCCTTGCTCGCCGCCAACATGATGTTGCCCATCGCGGCAAAGGTCCAATTCGATGCCGCATAGGTGGCGCTTGAACGATCCGTTGCGGTGGTGCTGACCAATTCATATAACTTGGTCGCCGTTCCAAGGAATACGCGCTGCGTGCCATCCAGTTGCGTCAGCACGGCGCCCGCATATGCAGTAGAGACGGCGCCGCTTATGGCGCTGACCGTTACGCCGGTCCCGATCCCGCGATCAGTCGGGAGAATGCCGGTCGAGGTAGTGATGACGCCGGGCGTGCTTGCGGGTAGATCAGGCTGAAATCCGATGATCGGATATTCCTTGATTGCCACTTACACGACCCGCCGCACTCTCGGGCCGACCGAACCCCCACCAAAGCTCGCTTTCTGCTCCGCTTCCTCGATCTCCTTGACCACGATATTGAACAGCGGTCCCCATTGGCCAGTTTCGCTGTCGTCCTGAATGTTCAGGTTCGCCGCCAGCAGGGCCCCGTAGAGGTACGCATCCGGGTACGAGGTCAGCAGCCAATTCGTCGTCGCGGTCGAGGTGAGGGCAGGAATCTGCGCGTAATACACGCCCTGATAGGTGTATGTTCCATCGGGGACGGGCCGGATGATCGTGGTGTTTCCACGAACGATGGCGCGCTTCGGGTATCCAGTCGTGCCCGATGCCTCGAAACCCTGATCCGCCGTTTCCTCGCTGTAGATGTCCAAATGCTGGATTGGATCACTCGTGACGCGCAGATCCTTCCACTGGAGCCAGTCGGTAGGATGACTGATAACGTCCGACGTGACCGTCATCGTCGTGGTCGTGGTTTCCATCTGACGCACGCGCAGCTTGCGGTTAAGCCATGCCTCGGCCAGCCCGATGTAGGTATCGACGTTCGCGGTCTGGTCACTACGACTCAGGAACGCATACACCCCAGCCGTCAGTGCGGTGTAGTTACTGAGCGCCATAGCGGTCGATCATCCATTGCTTGCGTCTGCCCTTGAAATGGACGATGGCCTTATGGCTTACGTCCTCGTCTGCCGTCGCGGGGGTGTAATTCCAGTGCCCGCAATCAAGTTCCAATGCCTCATAGTCCTTGGCGAACCGCTTTAGAGCGTGCTGGTCGCCGTACCACGTTTGCAACGCTTCCGGGGATTCCCGGCACCATGCGTAGCAATCGGTCCAGAACGCTGCGGAGCGCGTGAATACCACCCCGGCGTTGTAGGGCATCTCCTGCGCCAGATCGACGCCATTGGGGTCATAGATCGGCCCTTTGCGCTTGGTGAGCGCCACCTGAAACGGGCGCCAGAACACCGGACGTAAATCCTTCTGCACCACCACATCGGTATCCAGCGTCGCCATTTCCCGTTTCGGCATGGCGGCTAGATGCTGGAGCCGATAGGTCATCAGATGACGCCCGTCCCACGGGATCACCTGCGACGAGCAGCCCGCAATCTGTGGTGTTGCCTCGTCGCGCATATGGATGATCGGCACCGTCGGCATGTGCCGCTTGACCGATGCAACCATGATTTCCGCCAGCGTCGGATCGGGTCCGACGTGGAGGAAAGACACGATCATTTCAGCGCGGGATTGCGCAGATACTTGGTCTGCGTCGGATAAGTCAGCGGTGCCGGGGACAGTCTGCGAGCGATCACATACAGCGACATTTCAGGCGGTAACTGGAATCGAGCTGTATAAGGCACATCCCCGAATCTCTCTCCATCGGTCGCCGCCATGCGCTCGATGGCCCATCCGTTTTGCGTATACAGATCGTGGTAGAACGTCGGCTGTGGGCAGAAAAACCCGTGATTCAGCATGGTCAACGGCGGGGTGTGGAAGATCACGCCTTCCACTTTCACCGCATTAGCAGCATTGACCGTCGCCTGCCAGATATTCGCGCAGTGCTCTGTAGTACCTGGGTCCAGCACCAGATCGAAGCTTCCAAGCTCCTGCGGCTCGTTCAGGTCAACGACTTCCTCACATCCTCGGCTCGCCACGATGTCAACGCAGCGGAATTCCTCGGTGCCGAGCTTCCTGAACGCTTCCTCAGTCTCGGGCAGTTTGTGATCCCGGCCATGCCATGACCCGAAGTCCGTTTCGGCGAATGTCCTGATTCCTGTCACGGCCTCAAGCTCGTCCTGCGTCATCACCAGATCGGGGTAGGACAGGCTTAATACCCGCTTGGCAGGAAGATACGGCTTGATCGCATCCAGCCCGAACGCTCGCAGCCCCATCAATCCACCAAGGGCTTATGCACGGACTTACCCATCAACTCGTCCCACGAAACGGTCGAGCAGGCCCTGCGCAGTTCCTGATTCCACTCCTGCACGCGGCCCAGTTTATGCACTTCCTTGAACGCCGGTATCCCTGCGGTGTAATGCAGGATCTTGG